CTCGTAGTCATTAAAGTTGGACCGCTATTATTTGCACCATTACTCATGCCTCTTACAACTGTTTGTATTGCTGTGCCTTGTGTATCATGTCCATGAGTCATACAGACAGGAGTATAATTAGCATCAGATATATTATTACTAAAATTAACAGTATAGTCACCAGTTCCGTTATCAGTAATTGAACTTACATTTAAATCAGCATTTATGGCTACTGTTCCTGTTCCTCGAAAATTAACAAATGCTTTTACAGCAGCACCACTGATATTTGTAAGATTTGCACCACTAATAGCTGGTAAAGTTGCAGGGAATCTTGCGTTTGGAATCGTGCCAGAAGTTAAATTACTAGCATTTAAGTTACTAAGACTTGTTGCAGCTGACGCAAACGATAAATTACCCGATCCATCAGTCTTTAAAAACTGTCCATTGTTGCCATCATTTACAGGGAGAGTAAGAGTAAAGTTAGTCGATATGGTAGCTGGTGCTTTTATTGCTGCATAATGTGAACTATTTGCATCTCCAAATCTAATCTCATTTCGTTGTCGCAAAGTTATTCCATTTGCATCAAAAACCATTTGTTCTGTACCAGCAGAACTAAATCCCATTATGTTTGCTGACTTTCTATATAAACCTAAATCTGTGTCACCGTTAAAAGTTAATTTTGGTGCTGCTGGTGTATTACCACTCGAAATTTTTAATACTCCTGTCATTGTGCCGCCTGTTGCTGGCAACAATCCTAAATTTGCAGTATTTATATTTCCTATTTCTGTAAAACCATTATTTGAGCTATTCCTTATTTTTAAAATATTGCTAGTGGTATTAAGAAAAGGCATACCAGCAACACACTGGCTTGCAGATAAATCAGTTGACTTTGAGTTACTTGATTGGATCGCAGCAAAAACATTATTAAGGTCAATTCTTACATTGGCTCCTGAGTTGTTTTCAATCGTATAGTTTGTAACGTCAGCCATAGTTAAATACTATTTTTACTAAGTTTAACCTCCTTTACCAAAACCAACAGCTTGGTAAGTGAAATTCCTATTAATACTAGCATTACTTGAATTTTTGAAATGAACGGTGAATCCTGTTCCGCTTACATTAGTAACTTCAAAATAATCTCCTGTAGCCATATTTTGTGGGTTGATTGCAACTGCTGGTAAGAAATTATTTAAATTACCTAATCCAGACGTTCCAACAA